TGGTTACGCGGCTGCCGGCAAGGTGATTGCCTGCGTCACTGACAACGAGGACGAGAAAATCGCCCGATATATCGAGAAAATGCTGCAACGCGGCGGCGTCAGGCACATTCACACGCAACCTGGGCCTGTTCCCGGCACGGCCACGCTCAGTTTTGGCCCTGAGCTCAACGGATGATCGTCAATGACTGGCCGCCGAATATCGAGGCGATCCGGGCCGTTTTGCCGGTATCGGAGTCGAATATCTTTGCTTACGGCAACAAAATCTACAATCCGGGCGGTTCTGAGCTGCCGGATTGGCTGATCGCGCATGAGCACACTCATTTCGTGCAGCAGAACCTGTATGGACTCAGGCGCTGGTGGAAACGGTTTTTGACCGACGAGGCGTTCCGGCTCGATCAGGAGCTCGAGGCGCACCGTACCGAATACCGGGTTTTTTGCCGCCTGAACTTAGACCGCAATGCCAGAGCCCGGCAATTATCGGAAATGGGGCGTAGACTGGCCGCGCCAATGTACGGCGGAATCATAACGGCCCGCGAGGCCATGAAGGAGATCAGAGCATGAGTGAGACCGAAAACACGACAGAGGTACAGCCGGATGAGCCGGTTGCGGAGCCGGGATTAGTCGAGCGTGGTATGGCGGCCCTGGGCATGACTGGCACCGATGGCGGCGAAGCGGCACCCGATGAGCCAGTGAAGGAGGGCATCGTCACCGAGGAGGCGGTCGCTGAGACTGCCGCTGAGACCGAGGAGGACCGCAAGGCCGCCATTCGCAAGAATATGCAGGGCAATGCCGGCGGCAAGCAGGGGGCGAAGGTCGGTCGGGATAAAGGCCGCCGGGATCCCAGATCTCAGCCCGATTTCGAGGAGCATGACGAGCCGGAGCCCGAGACCGAGGAGTGAGCCAAGAATCCGCAATGCTCGACGAGCTGATGGCGAAATACATCGCCATGCCCGACGACAAGAAGGCCGAGATGGACGAATTCCTGTCTGAACGGTCAGAGGCCCGATTGTGGTTCCCCACGGTCGGGCCTCAGCTCGATGCGGTCAACTGCAAGGCAGACATCCTGCTCTATGGAGGCTCCGGCGGTTGCGGCAAAACTGACCTGATCGTCGGCTCAGCGATCGAGAATCACCAGCGATCGCTCATTATTCGCAAGCACTACACTGATCTGACTGCCATTACCGACCGCGCCAAGGCGGTCAACACCACCGAAAAGGGCTACAACGGCTCAATCCCGCCGCGGCTGAAAACCATCAATGGCAAGCTGATTGATTTCGGTGGATTGGCGAAGGCGACCGATCACGAGCACTGGCAGGGGCAGGCGCACGATTTACTGGCGATCGACGAGGTGGTGCAGAATCGTGAGGCCCAGCTCCGCTTTTTGATGGGCTGGGTGCGCTCCGAGGATCCGAATCAGCGCAAACGAACCATTTTCGCCAGTAACCCGCCAACGAGCTCGGCCGGCGACTGGATCATCCCGATGTTCGCTCCGTGGCTTGATTCGCGCTATCCGAACCCGGCAAAACCCGGCGAGCTCCGCTGGTGCGTCATGAGCGAGGACGGTCAGGATTTCTGGGTCGATGGGCCCGATGCAAAAATACCGAGTGGCAAATTCAATGACGATGGATCCGACAAATACCTTATACCGATGTCACGTACCTTCATTCCCGGAACGCTGGATGACAACCCGTTCTATCGAGACACCGGCTACGCCGCCCAGCTTGACGCGCTCCCTGAACCACTGCGCTCGGCTATTCGTGACGGCAATTTCATGGCGGCAAGGGTCGACGATGCGGATCAGGTCATTCCGACCGAGTGGATACGCCAAGCGCAGGCTCGCTGGACAAAGGAGCCGCCATTTCAAATACCTCAGTGCGCAATGGGCGTTGACGGCGCTCGCAAACAGGACGATAGCTGCATCTCGATCCGCCACGATGGCTGGTTTGCAGAGCTGATTTGCGCTCCTGGGACTGAGACTCCGCACGGCATTGATCTGGCGGCCAAGGTCATCAAGCACCGCCGCAATGACTCGATGGTCATTCTCGATGTCGGTGAAACGACTGGTGCGCAGGCTTATGGCCATTTATCGGAAAATGGCTGTCTGGTCAAAGGCCATCTCGGCGTCGATGACTCGATCCGCCGAACGGCCGAGAAAAAGCTGAAATTCTTCAATCAACGCGCCGAGGTCATCTGGCGCTTTCGCGAGGCGCTGGATCCTGGGCAGGATGGTGGCTCCCCGATCGCGCTGCCTGACGATGCGATGCTGGTTTCTGACCTGACGGCCACGCACTGGGAGCTCACCCCGAATGGCATCAAGGTCACGCCGAAAAAGGATGTGGTCAAGGAGCTCGGGCGCTCACCAAACCGCGGCGATGCGGTGCAGATGGCGTGGAGTGCCGGCGACAAGGCCATGACGATGGCTACCGAGTGGCGGGCTGACCAGCGAGTTGGTACTCTTGCCGCCAAGAAGAAGTACCCGCAGGTCAACATGGGGCCACGGAGGGCTCACATGCGTCACAGGAGAGGGCAATGAGTGGGCTGGGAAATACTGTACGTAGGTTTGGCAATCTCTCGATGGGCAAGGGCTACATGACCTCCGGCGAGAGAAAACGCGGCAAGGCCGCCAAAAGCCAAGCCGCTCTCGATCGCATCTACTCCTCGGTGCCGATACCGGACGAGGAGGAAATTCAACGCAACGAACGCCGCAAGGCCGCTAAGCGGCAGGGCTCACGCGCCAATACGATCCTCACGCGGGATACCCTCGGGTAAGGGTCGTGTCGAGAAAACAAGAAATTATTTTTGCGCAGGAGGTTGGCCTCGGCTTAGGCATCACAAACAGCGATCGGGGCGTAGGAGAGGGCAAGGATTACGTGGCCTTCCTCGATGTCACCGCGGTATCCGGTAACTTCCCGACTCTGGACTGCAAATTTCAGGAGTGGGATCAGGCCTCAGAGAAGTGGTTTGACATCGCGAGTGCGGTGTTCACGCAGGCCATTGGCGCTGGCAGTGAGCGCATTACGTTTTCGTCCAATGCTCTCAGGATGCGTCTGGTGCAGGACATTGGTGGCAGTGCTACGCCGACCGTCGATTTCACAGTTGGCGCCATAGGAACCCCAGAATGAAAGTCAAAGACCTGATAATTCGCGGGATGCTGCTCTTTTCAGAGCGCAAGGCGATCACCACGCTGTGGCAGGAACTGGCTGAAAACTTCTATCCGCAGCGGGCCGATTTCACCATCAACCGCTACATCGGTGAGGAGTTTGCCGAGCACCTCTACAGCTCTTATCCGATCATCGTGCATCGAGATCTGTCGACTTCATTCGCAGCCATGCTCAGGCCCCGCTCCAAGCCGTGGTTTGAGATCAGTGTCGACGAGGATCTGAAAATCGGCCATGAGTCAAAGCAGTGGCTGCAGTGGGCCTCCAAGGTGCAGCGCAAGGCGATGTACGATCGCAAGGCGCTGTTTATCCGGGCCACCACTGAGGGCGATGCCGATTTCGCGCTCACCGGCCAGTGCTGCATCTCACGCGAGATCAACTACGACACTCGCACGCCCCACCTCCTCTACCGTTGCTGGCATCTCAGGGATGTCTGCTGGTCCGAAAAACAGGACGGCGCGATCGGTGAGATCTATGTGAAATGGAAGCCGACCATCAAGCAGCTCAAGGAGAAAAAGGGCTACAAGCTGCACCACAACATCGAAAAGCGGACGCTGGCCGACAATCTCTCAAAAGTGGACTGCATGAGGCTTATTGTCAGCACCGACATCTACGAGGGCCAGAGCGGCCAGGGCAAGGGCTACCCGTGGATGGTGGTATTTATCGACGTGCAGAATCAGCACATCATGAACGAATACGCCGTGATGAGTCACGGCTTCACGCTCCCGAGATGGCAGACCGTGTCAGGTTCCCAATATGCCTACTCGCCGGCAGCGGTTGCAGGGCTTCCCGACGCTCGCTTGCTGCAAGCGATGTCTCTGACCCTGCTCGAGGCAGGCGAGATGAGCGTCAGGCCGCCGATGATTGCTACTACCGAGGCGGTTCGCGGCGATGTGCAGGTCTTTTCCGGCGGCATTACGTGGGCCGACCACGATTACGATGAACGACGAGGCGAGGTACTGCGGCCCCTTACGCAGGATCGCGCCGGATTGCCTCGCGGGTATGAGGTGAGGGACCACCAGATGGCCATGCTCGCTGAGGCATTTTATATCAACAAGCTGACGCTGCCGCCATCAGAGAATGTCGGTGACATGACCGCTTACGAAACAGGTCAGCGCGTGGAGGAGTACGTCAGGGCAGCCTTGCCACTGTTCGAGCCGATGGAGCACGACTACAACGGCCAAATTTGTGAAGATACCTTCGACGGCCTTCTGCGCGCTGGCGCTTTTGGTGCGCCCTCCGACATGCCACGAGAGATTCAGGGCAAGGACATCCATTTCAAATTCGTCAGCCCGCTGCACGACATGATCGAGCGCGAGGAGGCCGCGACGTTCCTCGAGAGTGGCGATCTGATCGAGCGGGCGCTGGCGTTCGAGCCCTCGGCCGGCGTGGTCTACAACACCACCGCAGCACTGGCGACGGTGCTCGAGGGTATTGGCGTCGAAGCCAGACATCTGCGCACCGACGATGAGATCCAGTCTATACTCGCGGAAAATGCCGAGATGGCAAGGCAGGAGGAAGCAGTCGAGCTCGCCAAGGGTGGCGCTCAGGCGGCCCGTGATGGAGCTCAGGCCGAAGCAGTTATGGCAGCTTAGGAGCCAAAATGTATCTGTGCATCAGAAAAGAGGATTACGAGGTCACGCCGATCGTTTATGCGATTCCCGAGGTTCCAGAGATTTTCGCGATCGACGAGATCCCGGCGGTCGACGAGATCCCGGCGATCCCGCCGGATCCCAATATTCCCGGCGATGAGGGCACTCCGGCGGTGCCGGGCACTCCGGCGGTGCCGGCCGTTATCGGCGTAGCAGCCATTCCCGAGGTGCCCGAGGTGCCGGCAGTCAGGGGGGTCAGGGTCAGGACCGCCAGCGTCGAGACCCGCATCGCGAATATGCGTGAAGGGCTGGCCCGCTCGGCCGATCCCAATGACTCGACGGACTGGGATTACTACAAGATCCTGATCGACGAGAACAACGTGCCGACGCTGTCCAGGGTCTCGATCACCGGCACCCAGATGCGGCAGGTTGCGCGACATGACCTGCAGGACGCGCAGGGCAATGTGATCGAATGACCGAGATCCGCGATTCCATTGCCGAGTGCAGGACTTACCAAGATCTTCTGGAGCGTCCTGACTACACGGAGGCCGAAATTCAGGCCCTCCGTGCGGTCTGGACTGGCACTGCCACCTCGCGCCAGCAGAAAATGTCGCAGGAGTGGGCGATGCGCGCCTTCGGCAAGGATGACATTAGTTACAGACCCGGCGATCCCGAGGCCACGGCGTATGCCGAGGGCAGGAGATCCGCCGCACTGCTTATGGTATGGATGCTGAAAGTAGCCCCGACACGGACGGACAACGATAGAATAGCGGCCAGACATATTGGCAGCGACAAGGAACAAGGACATGGCTGACGGTGACGCGATCACATTTATTCGACCCGGTGAGGAGCACTGGGCACACAGTATTTTAGGCGCTGATGGCGAGGCGCTCTCTGACGAGGACGCCCACGCGCTCAACGGATTCGATACCGCACAGAAGTTTGCGGATAATTTTTTCACGACCCGCGACGCCGACTGGCGGGCGCCGATTGCCGGCGATGACACGAAATTCCTGTCGACGCTGCAGCGGTTTGAGAATCCCGAGGCGCTTGGCACATCGTTCCGTGAGGCCCAGCAGACGATACGCGCTGGCAACATTCAAAAGCCGCTGGGCGAGGATCCGACTGACGAGGACGTCGCCGCATGGCGCACCGCCAACAACATCCCGCTTGAGGTCGAGGGCTATCTAAAGAACATGCCAGAGGGACTGGTGCTCGGGGACAATGACAAGGAAATTTTCAACGCCTATCTCGAGCGAGTTCATGGCAAAAATGCAAGCCCCGAGATCGTTCACGAGACACTGGCTTGGTATAACGAATTTGTCGAGATGGAGCAGGACGCCGAGGCGGTGCTGGATGACACGCATTCGACCGAGACCAATGATGCGCTGCGCGCCGAGTGGGGCTCTGACTACCGGCCGAACATCAACGCGATCGAGGGACTGATCGCCTCGACTTTTGGTAAGGATGCCGCCGAGCAGCTCCTCAACGGGCGCTACAAGGACGGCAGGGCCTTCATGAATGACCCGGATGTGCTCAAGGGTCTGGCGACCATCGCTCGCAAGATAGATCCGCTGATGCAGATAGGCGATGGCAACACCGACAACGTCACCACGATGAACGATGAGATCGCGAAACTCGAGAAATACATGCGCGATGAGCGTACCGCGTACAATGCAGACCAGCCGGCACAGGATCGCCTGCTGGAACTCTACGACATCAGGATCGAGCACGAGAGAAAAACAGCGGCATAAGGATTAGCCATGAGCAATTTGGCCCGAAAAGTAACCTCGCACGTAAAATCTGGCGCCGGCAGGACCGGAGCCTCGAGCCCGCTTTTCAGGGGTTCGAGACAGTACACCGGCAGGGCGGCAAGCCAGGGCGGCACTGCCGGCGGCACCATCCCTGACCAGATCCCCGGAGGCCCGCGGCCTCGTCGTGGCCGCTCTGGCGGCGTCAGGTCCCCACTGGGGCCCGGAGGTGGATACTAATGCCTGAGACCGCAATGATGAAAACCTACGCCGGGGGCGCCAAGAAGAAGAAGAAAAGGAACGCCAAAACCGTGCTGTCAGGGGGCGGCTCCAGCAAGAGCAAGGCGAAGAAAATCAAACCCCGCTATTGACGATTGGGACTAAGTCCCTTACATTCGCACCTACCACGCCCCAGATCAGCCAACCTCTTACGAGCCCTGATCGACTCCCCGGCCCCTGAGCCGGCACTGTGCGAGGCCCCTCACGGCCAACCCTCGCGCCGCCAATCAGGCCAACCCGATAGTGGAAACGGATACTTCATTTTTCGGGAGAGCCTAAAATGGCCGAAACTGCGTTTCAAATCCAATACCGGCAGGAATTCATCTGCGGGTTCGAGCAGCTCGTATCGTTACTTCGCGGATTTACCACGACCGAGTCGGTCATCAAGGGTAATCAGGCGACGTTTCT